CCTTTTCATTTCTTCATCCATGGTCGGCGACGACGATGATGATGACTAGACAACCATAAGTTATAACAGAATTCATTTAAATACGTTATTAAACAAACAGGGGAGTATTTAACATCTCCCCTGTTTTTAGTTATTACAGCTTTGTAAGATATATTTTATTTGCGTTCTTATCAATTGCTTTAATTACAGCCTCAGCAATTTTACCCTCATAAGCTGTATCATAAATCAGCTTTCCGTTTACCTCCACTCGATACATCGGCTTCGGTTTGGTTACTTTCTTTTTCAAACCAAGTGCCTCTGCCAATCCTTCAACAATTGCCGCTGCCAATCCATCCAAGAACTTTGGATCGCGCAACAGCTTATTTTCTTTTGGATTGTCAATGAACAGACATTCCAGTAGTACCGCAGGCATCCGGGTATCACGCAAAACGGCAATTCGAGAACGCGCCGCCTGACTATCATTTTTAGCCGGGTTTCCATGCGCACCAATTCCATAACCCTTGAGATAAGACAATACCTGATCATTAATCACTTTTTGGATTTGTTTGGTCCGAGCCGGTGCGTTATGAGCCACAAATGACTCAAAGCCCGAACCTCCCCCCGCATTACAATGCAGAGATAAAAAGAAGTCAGCGTTTTTGCTATTTGCAAAAGCAATTCTTTTGCGCAGTCCCTCTGGCGGTGCCGGATAGGTTGGAGAAGTGTTCTTATTCCGAGTCATTGACGTAGCCGCATTCGCATAATCACCAAGATAGTTATTAACCAACTCCGCAAGCCGTAAGGCTACGTCTGCCTCCTTCAAACCATAATCAACTGCGCCAGAATCTTTCCCACCATGTCCTGGGTCAATTACAATCAAGTTCATAAATGAATCCTCCCCTTTTTGATAAATGAAAAGGGAACAGCTCCGCGTTTCGCGCCGCTCTCCTTCGTCGATCAGCCGCTTTCACTTGGAGGTGTTCCCTTGCGCTAATCCACAGCACTTAGACTATCAATTAATCGCTTTTGGGTTGTACACAAAAATCCCCAATGCAACGGCAAGGCCACAGAATGAGTTAAAGACCGTCTCATAAACCGCCCATTGTTCGGGTGCAATATTCAAGCCTAAAGCACCTAGTAGCAATTTAACAAACGCGAAAAGCAATCCCCATACTTTCGGATCACGCAGTCTCAGCATGATATTTTGCATTTTTATTTAACCTCCATTAGATCGATTTTTGAGCAAAAGAAAAGAGCGCCATTATAGCGCCCGTAACCAATGCCCCAATCACCACGCGCCATAGCCAGACTTGCTGGCTCTCCACTTTTTGCGCGATGTTATACGCTTCATCCGCTTTGTAAAGGGCCTCTCTTGCTCTTTCCTCCGTTTGGCCCACGCCTTCCAGCTTGGATTCCATCACACTGAGGCGAGTAAGAATCTGCTGTGACGTGGTACGAAACTCATTCCCTATGTCTTGGATCGATTCATACATTTCTTTAACGGAAATAAAAAAGCCCGCATCCTTTTCCTGCAATTAGACCACCACCTTAAAAAACGATGGGGTAAACTTTTGTTACCCCACCCCTAAACCACCCATTCCAATAAAGCCGCTTTTAATTCATTTAACTTTGCCTTTAACTCGTCAGTGGATTGGGCACCATCAAAATCAATTTGGTCAATCTTTTCCTGTGGCGTCATTGGTGGGGGTGGGGCCGTAGGAATGTGGGCATTGACTACCGCGCTCACTAATTCTTCCGTCACGGTTTCATCTACTTCTATCGTTACATCTAAACAAAATCCTACCTCTGCATTTGGATCAGGCGTTCCAAACATCGTAATGGGTTGAATGGATGCCGCTATGAATTCGTCATATAGCTTGGAAATGAAATTCCCTTTCTCATAGAAATATCGTGGCATTGTCTCACCCCCTAATAAACAATATTGATAGGGGCCATCCATGTGGCCGCCGCTTCAACTAGGTTAATCGTCATGTTACTCCCAGAATCCTGCATTCCTTGAATCTGAATAAAGTCCCCCTTTGCCATTTTTGCGATTCCTGTGCATGAGAGATCAAGAGCCGAACCATTTGTGTAAACTTGATTCACCGCTACAATATAGAAACCATTATGCAACAGCCTTACCCCCCGGCGACTAGCAGCCGCACCCCCGACAAATTGCACCCTTCCATAAATAAAGAAAAAACCATCCTGCGGCGCGATGATTCTGCTCAAATCACTTTGATCCATCATACTGGTGGTGGTATACCACGATGTGGTTTCGATACTTAGCGTTGTATAGTTTCCGCTACTGGTTAGCACTTGCGTAGCTGTGGAAACTCTTTTCGTTGATGGGGCCAGCGCATATGGAATGGTAAATTCCCGTAAATCCTTGATGATAAATTGAGAGGCGTCTGTGGCCCCATTGGGAATGGTCAGTTGTGCCAAAGGGATTTCCCAAATGGTTGCCGTTTGGGTTAATGTAGTCGAGTTTTCCAAGATGGCATATATAATGGTATTGGCGGTGAAATCCGCTCGCAGAACGACTGTATCCGTTCGATTTGCCCCCGTGTTGTTGGGACTGATCGACATTAAATAATCACTGCCTGAGTGTTTGAAAAGGTGGCCCTGTATATAGGCATACCCATTAGAAATTCTGATATGGAGACCCGTTCCCGCTGTAACGGATAGGTCAGAATCCTTGGTGTCCATGATCGATCCCCGCGCGATCACGCCAGGACTGCGGAAGAACTTCATCAAGTCTCGCCAATCCGCTTCTAAGCTGGCCTGAGAATCCCAAGGGAAACTTTTTAATGTGGCTGGCATCTTCTCACCTTCTTTCCAAATTTCCAAGCCTTGCTTCTAAATTGCGATATTGATCAAAGAGCCGAAAACGGGTACCCACTCCGGGAGTGCCCACTTGTGGCACGATTTGCTCCCCGTCTTTGCTAAGGATCAACGTGATAGAGCGGATCACGTCTTGAATCTTTTCCTTTTTAATCTCTACGGTGCAACGATCCCCCAAGTCATAATCCAGAAGGTAGCGAGTTGGGAAAACATCCAACGGTGAAATTTCTAATCCCGTCTTTTCCGTATTATCAGTAAGAGCCTTAACCAACGCTTGTAACAATTCGTCTTTGTCGCTTGTGCTTCGATGATCCACAAACATCTCAATGGTTCCGTACAGGCTCCGGCTTGGCTCATCTCCACTATATTGGAAAGTCCGGGCTTCCTTCTCACCGCCGCCTCCAACGATGCCAAAATTAGCCGTAGGTGCTTCCACACTGTAGCGGTATGGCCCAAGGTTGCCGCGATCCCTTGAGAAAACAACTACATTGGACTTCTCATTGGGTCGATACACTTGAAATTCCAATACCTTGTTATTGATTTGGATCACGCGGAATCCCAATCCCCCACCCGTCACCCCCGCTTCTTGGAGCTTGGAAACGAGTGGATGAAGGCGAGAACGGATTGTCACCGTTTGCCCCCGTTGTTTATCGGAAGCCGTGGTAAGACCGGGAATTCGCCTCGATGCGGATGCTTCTTCTGCCGCATTCTTTCTAACAAGGTGAATCATGGCCGATTCTGCTGGCCCTTTGAACATGTCATAATCATAGCCCGCCCCGGCAATCGAGTAATAAGGTGGTGGAAACGCCAGTCTTGCCGCTAACAAGCCATTATCATCCACACCATAGAAGGTATAACCATCATCCTCTTTTTGCTCATCCTTTAACTCAAAATTTTTGATAGGGCCGGAAAAAATAGGGGCACCGTCTCGCGTGACAAGAATCCCGGCAATTCCTCCGCCTTGCCGCCTCACTTCCAACAACAATTCCACATCCGGCGAATCAAGGGGGAGTTCCAGCGTCCATTTCCCCACGTCATTAAACTTCATGACCATCTCCAATTTTGTAAAGTGAGTAATAGAGCCTACCCGGTCTAAATTTCGATCTCTGATCCACAGTTCATACAACGGCATAGCATCAAACTCCTAAGTAACGCTCTTGAAAAGAAAGTTCTATTTTTGAATCCGCCGTGGCCCCGGACATCTCTACCCGGACGATGTTGGCCCCGGCTCCAATCTTCCACAGTGTAGAGCCAAAGGCTAAAGACGGATAAAGGCTTGTCCCATCATCCGGTTCAATTACTCTCTGTTTGGTGTCTATCGTGATATATTGGCCCTGCGTTAATGTGACATTGTTAAAAGCCAATGAATACCCGGTAGTCAAATTAATGATTTTCGGATTCTGACCCGGTCCGATGATCTTCCACACCGGGAACGTTTCAATATCTCCCCCGTTTGTAATCGTGATTTCCCCCGTAACGGCTTCACTTCCCAAGCGAAGTGGAAGCAACGGAAACCACTTGGGCGGGTTGCTGTCAATTTGGAATGAAGCCGAAAAAATGTTATTGGAATAGAAAAAAGGATCGAAAGCCCGAAACGTGAGCGTCATTTTCCGCCACGCTGCCATGTCGTTGGCAGAGGTTTGTCCTTCCATCCCTTTGGCATACACACAATGGACGTACCTTTCTATTCCATCCGGCGCGATCACCTTTAACCTTCCGATCCCTTTGTAACTATTGAACATGGTCCGCAACTGCCGCACCTTTTGGAATAGATCAGCGCGGTTTTGTCCAAACAGAACCACATCAATATCCATCTCACGCAGTGGCGTTCGCACCATCTTCAGTTGCGTCCCATAATCAAACGGTATATCACTTTCTACATATTCAAAGTCAGCCATATCAAAGCCGCGCCATCCAGCCACATCTAACCACCCTTGCCCCGTCAATTCTTGCTCCTGACTGTCAGGCATAATCCAGATGATCCGTTCAATGTTGTCAACCATATAGCCATTCCAACCTTTGCAATTCGTTAGAGATCAGCTTTTCTGATGGCTGATTAGACCCATAAACATGAAAAGTATATTGGTTGTTTTGGGTAGATGTGGGCATTGGTGATGAAGATGAATGGCGAATATCGGGAATCCCCGCCGCTGCTAGACCGTTTGCGGCCCGCGATACCATTAAGGCGGATTTCTCTATACCAAGTGCCAATCCTTGGCCTACATAGGCACCAAGTTTAAAAGTCACACGAGATGGTGAGTGAATATCCAGCGCGCTTTTTATCGTATTTTTAACGGTACTTGCAATGGATTGGGCTTTGCGAACGACGGCACCCATCAAGGAACTTAACCCATTAAGAAGCCCCTGAATGATATTCCTCCCGATCCCATAAAGGTTGATCCCACGAAGATAAGAAACCGCACTGCCCCATCTTGAGCGAATCGCGCCCAATACATTTGACATGGAAATAGAGACAATGGAACGAATCGAACTCCAATTCCCAGTAACTACGGATTTTAAAATCTGAGAAACACTTTTAACAACGGATGAAATTATGGGAAACCGAGCTTGCACCAGTCCAACCACAAAGTTTACCCAGGAAGTAAAAGCACTGCGAAGGCCCGACCACATGGATTTAATAAGGGCAAGCCCGCCTGAAACGAGTGCTTTAAACCCTTTCAAGATTCGCCCTAAGAACAACAGGTTCATAAGATTCCAGATGAATTCCTCCGCACCAGAAAAAAGCTGTTTTGTTCCGGCCCACATCGCGGAAAAATTCCCGGTGAACAGTCCGGCAAACAGCTTGACCAACCCCAATATCACATTTAAAGCCCCACTCACTATGCCTTTTACGTTTTCCCAGATGCTCACAATTAAAAACTGGACTATCGGCATCACCACAGAAACAATCGCCTGTATCCCAGTAAATACATTGCGGGTGGCTTGCAAAATCATTTCCCCGTTCTGAGTCCAAAAGGTTTGTATCTGTGTCGCAATCCCCTGCACAAAGGTAAGAACAGCCTGAAGTGCCGGAGTAATGACAGGCAGAAGCGCCGCAAATGCTTGGCCCAAGAGACTACCCAACTTGCCAAAAACAGCACCGACAAAAACAAAAAAAGACTGAAGCAATTGAAATAGTTGCGTCAGTCCGGGAGCAAGCGATTGAAATGAGTTTTTAAGGCTTTCCACGGCCCCTTTACTTTGGGTAAACCCACTAATGAAACCTTGTACCAATGTCACGATGGGCACATGCGAGAAGGCTTCACTCAATGCATTTCCTGCACTCCCTAAAATGGATGGCAGTTGTTGCACCATCTTGATGAGACCAGGCAATTGACCTTTGATCCTTTCAAAAAGTGGTTTAGTCATTTGGGCCGACACTTGTTTCCATGTATCATTCAATGTTGCCATCAATCCGTTAAAGGTGGTGGCTTGTTTGGCCATCGACCCACCAAAGGATTTTTCCATTCCGCCAATCAGTTTAGGCAAAGCATCTGAGGCCATCAGCTTCCCCTGCTCGGATAACTTCATTACCTCTTTGACACTTAATCCCATCGCATCGGCCAACAACTGCCAACTGGGGATTCCCCTTTCCGCCAGTTGCATCATTTCCTCAGCAGAAATTTTCCCCTTGGCCCCGATTTGGAACAAGGCCATTGAGCCCCTTGCAACTCTTCCTGACCCCCGACTGCGGAAACCGCGTCGCCCACAATCGTGAGGGTCTTTGTCAATTCCTTTCCTTGGAACCCGGCCATGTGAAGCAACTTCGCGGCCTTGTCCAGCCCTTCAAACTCGAACGGGGTTTTGGCGGCGAGTTGTTGCAGGTCTTTCATGGTTTGGGCCGCTATTTCTTGGGATTTGGTCAGCGTTTCCCATGCAATAGCCGACTGCTCCAGCATGGCGTTGTATTGGACTCCCGTTGTTACCGCTTGAGACATGGCGGCAACCCCCGCGCCAATTGCCACAGTAATGGCAGAACCCACCGCCGCCATTGCCCCCGTTGCTACAGCCCCAAACTTGCTAAACTGAACCCCTAACCCATTGATCTGCTGATCGGCGCCGCGATCATCAATTTTAAGCGTTGCGTAAAGCTCCCCAACCTGAAGGGCCATTTACTCACCTCCCCCGCACAAAGTTTAAAAACTCCTGTTCCGCTTCGTCGTGATCCGTTATTTTTTCGTCATGCTCGCTGAACGCTTGCAGGGTTCGACTCTCTCCACTCAGACCAAGTAACAGAGACACAAAACGCCGGAATGTCATCCCATCCAACGACTGAACAAGATTGATCCCATATTCCCGTTGAAAATCGGCCTCCACCAAGTACCAATGTTCAATGGCAAAGCCGAAAAAATCTTTACCGTGGGGCCGTCCTACTTTCCCACTGGCCCTTGCTCCGTCATGGACTTGGATTGTTCCTCAATCACAAGGCGCAATAGTTGGGTTAATTGGTCAAAACTTAACTTTTTAGATATTTCCACAAGGGTCTCGCTTGAAAAGATCCCTTCCAGCATGTCCACCGTCTCTTGCATACTCAATTCCGCGCCTTTCCCCTTGCGTTGCTCAAGTGAAATGACTTTAAGCATCAGATCAGCACGCGGAGCCGCCGGAATCGCATAGTTTTTGCCACCAACTTTAATTTGAATGGATTTTTGCTCACTCTCTTGAATAAAAGAATCAAAATCAATAAATGACATCTGTTTTCCTCCTAGTCGTTAAACTCGGTCAAGTCTGTTGCCGTTGGGGTAAACTCTTCAATTTTCCCATCGATCACCCATGAAAAGTTCCAACTGGCAATGTCATTGGTTCCCCCACCCATGTCTGAAATGGAGGGAGCGCCTAAGATATAAAAGCCGTGCTTCTTGGATGGGGTAATCATCTTTAGCCTCGTCTGGGCGGCTTGGTCCAACTCTTTCGCCAATTTATCAATCAAGGCCTGTCCCGCGTCCCGCTCACCCGTTGCAATGTCCTCCAAGTAATTGGCCTCAAACTCCAGTTTCCAACCGCGTTGCACGACCATTTGCCCTTTAAATCCTTGCTTACAAAAACTGTTGGTTTCTGCCGTCTCATCTTCCCCGCCAAATTTAAACGACGTGATTCCACACAATTTAAGCCACTTGGGGGTGGTGGGATCAGTCAATTTGTCTTCAATGGAGAAGAGGAATTTTGACGCAACCATCTCTTTACCCATCGGTCATTTCCTCCAATCTGACGACAAAATTAATTGAGAATTCATGGCGTCCATTTCGATCCACGCCAATGTGTGCCGGAGGATAAGAAAGAATCAAAGAAACATAATTCCCTTCCGGCATCAGATAACCGGAAAAGTGGTTCACCGCCTGATAAATGGCATACGCTTTTTCTCCAGCCGCTAAGCTGTTGATGGCCCGGACAAGAATTTGCACATGCTGGCGAAAGTAGATGCGTTTGCCGTTGATCGATTCGGCATGACTCCCACCTGTGGCATAGATTGCAATCACTTCATCAGGAGCCGGCGGCAAAGCATGAATAAAAATGTTTCCACTTGTTCCGGTTGCATCAAAAAAGCCCAATCTCTTCGTTTGAAGAAACTGGGCCATCTGTTCCAATATCCTCATGTTCCCACACGACCTTTAATCGCTTGTTGTGCTGTTTTGACAATCTCCCCTTGTTTTTGATTCGCCACATCTTCCAACCATTTGCCCTTGCGCCCGTTCTGGAATCGGTATTCCGGGTGTTCGTGCAAACGGCGAGCATAAGGAGTGTTGTAGGATACGCAGCCCGACAAGATGGATTCATCAAACGACGCAACACCCGAACGGAGCAAGGTTCCCTCATTTAGCGGCACATCCTCATTGGCAAGAGCCAACATCTTTTCTGTTCCGGCAATCACGCCATCCAATAACGCACTTCTGAAGCGGGCCAAGCCTGTCCGATCCGGTTTGAATCGAAATGTCATTGCAAATACACCTCAATATGGGATAAATCAAAATCACATTGCTCGGCCACGCTGATCACCTCAAATTCCTGACCCCGAAAAATCACCATTGATCCGGTGGTTATAATGATTGGCACATCAAAAAAAGCCCGGTATCTCGCCACGATCTCCGCGCCTTTCTCATTTCTTATTAGTTGGTTATATGGTTCAATCCGGCACCTTCCATTAATGGGATCACCATAGATAGGCCCATATGCACCATGTCCAAGCAGTGGTTTTACTTGGGCCGAGTGGATCAACAAAAAGGGAAAAATCCGCATTAATACCAAGCCCCCTTTGTTGTAAGTAATCCCGCTTTCATCAGGTACTTAATCGCAATGGGGTTGTATTGGGAAATAGCCCCACCCCCGCCATCTGATCCAGACTTGCCGGAAAAGGAAAAGTTCCCGATGCTGACTGAACCAATCACGCCGACCGCCACATCAAACCCCTCGCTAAAATTGCCGATGTAAGATGCTTGGGCCAAGGTTGCCAGCTTTAACGCCTCTTTCTGTGCCTCTGTTACATTGGATAGATCATCCACTATAGGCACCGTCACCAGCAGGCCAATGGATTCAGAAGCACGCTCTAATAACCACACGGCATTGGGGAAGTCTTTCCCCGTGTATTGCTTCAACTCTTCCGGTGTGGCAAAGACGGGAATCATCCCTTGTCACTCTTCTTGCTTGATTTGGTTGGTTGTGGCGGCTCCACTTCTTGGTATGTTCGATCTTTTTCCAAACGTTCTACATGATCCGGGTCAATTACTTCCCATGCATGGCCCGTTTCCGTGTTCATAAACCAAGGCATTCACATGACCCCCTTTATGATTTATTAGCCGTTAGAACAGCCAGAGCTTTCGGCTTTACTGCTTTGGCACCATATAAGGACAAGCCTTTAACCGCATCGGCAAAGCGCTTTTCTGGGCGGTAAGCTTCGATCTTGGTCAACTGTGAAGCGAAGGTAATCGCTGACGTGTGACCCGCTATGATCTTATATTTGGCTCCCGATGCGTTCGGCACATTGTTTGACGTGTACACATCAAAACCAGCCGCACGGCCGATAAAACCATTTTGCAATATCTGACCCCCCAAGGCGGTGGCCCGGATAAAGCGATCATCTTTTAATAGAAGGCCGTGATACCATTCCGGCACAACCACCCATCGATTGGTTCGCGGAATATCATTTTCGGAAAGAACCACCGACAAATCAACAAGGTAGTCATAGGCAGAATCCTTGGTAGGCACAATCGGCGTAGTATCGTTCCCGATTGCACTAACCGCATCCGTATATAGATTAGCGATGAATCGATCTTTCACATCAGCCAGTGCATAAGAGGCTTCTTCCATCGCCTTTTGCATGATTTTTGGGTTTTGTTGGGCGCGATCAACATCATCAACTTGGAAGTTAAAGGCTTTCGCCTGGTCAATCACCAGCGCTCTTGTCCCATCACTTAACGTTTCCGGCCCAGCCATATCTGTGTTTTTTGTATAATCAAAGACACTAATAGGGCCGACATTTTGAATGTGGACTGTATCCCCGTATTCCCGAATTTCCCCCTCATAGTCGGTGTTTACCAAGTTCCCGTAAACAAGGTTTTTCCGCAGATTTTCTAAAAGCTGTGCAGACCATATTTCTGGGATAAAGTTATCAATAGCCATTTAAATGCCTCCTATCGATTTAACAAATGGTTGAGTTCCCCCGCCGCCAAAGCACGGTTGACCTCTTCCGGCGGCATCCGCTTTAAATCCTCGCGAGTGATCCGACGGTTCCCGTTTTCTTGGAAGGATTGGCCGCCCTTGCTCGGTGGCTGCTGTTCCTCTTTAGCTTGCTGGCGAATCAAGTAAGGTTTTTCTTGGGCCAATGCATCAAGCGCCTCCCGGACGCCTTTCACACTGCCATCCTCGCCAATCTCCACCCCTTCCCGGCTCATCAGGGTAAAAGCGGCATCCGCATCCACTATGCCCAGTTCTGCCGCGATGGACTTTACCTCGGCTTTCAATAGGCTTTGTTGCACCTTTTCTTTCCACTGGTTGATTTGTTGCTCAAAATCGCCGTCTGGGCTGATCCCAAGCTGAGAAACCACGTTTTGCCTAAATGCTTCAAATTGATCTTTGATCTCTTTCGCTTTGGTTCGGTACTTGGCCGATTCAGCACGAAGAGATTTGACATATTCCTCATTAAAGACTTTACTTTCAGATTCAAGTGAAACAGCTAATTCATTTTCATGTGGCTGATGCTCCATCTCAAAAGACCTCCCAACTTTTTAAGTTGCTATTAGGCAGGATTACTAGTTGTCACGAAGAAGACAAAAAATGTAAAAGATAATTTTGGGGTGATAAAATGCCTTACAAAAGAACTGCTGTCTATATAGAAAACGAATTTTTCGGCCATATCAAAGAACTCCCCGGCGTTTTGGGCAGTTATCATAAAAGACACCCACTAGATTTTAAGAAAAGGTCTGGAATACCTGTCGACTTAAAGCTTCAAAAATTGATGTATGAAGATCTTTTAGACCTTAGTAAACAAAATAACTGCACCATTGAAGAGTTAATTATCCTTTTTGTCGCGGAAGTTATGTACAAAACAATTTCCAACGACATTAAAGCCGAAAAACAGCAAAAACAAATCAAAAAAAATAATTCCCCTTCTATGCAAGGAGAGTTAATGCTATTTACCTAAATCAACCTATGGAAAAACGGTTGATTTCTTTTTTATCGGGCCTGCCCAATCTGTTCACGACCATAATCACGGCGTCTGTCGGTTTCTTTAATGAATGTCCTCATTATTGCCTGCCATTCTCTTACCTTGGCCCGTGCCCTTTTGCATTCTTCTACTGTTAAAGCCACCGCTTCCCGTTGCTTCCATTTGCGGATTTGACGTTCAATATAGCGTTGTTTCTGCCGCTCTTTATATGCACCTTCTCTTACATCCACTTGCTCAATCGGTTCGCCCTCAAAATAAGCGGAAACCGAATGGCGGCAATTGGGATGTAACAAGCCATTGTTTATTGCCACTTGTAATGGCCTGTATTTTGGATGGTTGCCAGAAATGCTAAACACTTTTCCTTGCCACGGCTTGCATAACGGCGATGGATCAGGATGGGCCGACACTTTCACTAGGCCATGTTCATTGTGGTTTAAACGGTCAATATGGCCTTTGATCTGCGCTCGCGCCACGGCTGACCGCGTTGCCATCTCCGTATAGGAAGCCATATCCCAAGAACGGCCCGACCGATCTATAAACGAAGTGATCCCCTGATCAGCAAGGTCATTTAACAACCGTTGCGCCCCTTGCCGTCTATTATCCACTCCGGTTATAACCCCCATTGCGGAACGGGTCACGATCTCCCGGTATTTGGCCCCTAACGCATTTAACATAATATCGTGTGTTGCTGTTAATGTGGAAATAAGTTCTCCGGCCAATTGCTCCACAGCGAGCGTATGGATTTGCGTAAAAGAGATTGAATAGGGGATTTGTTCGGCCCGATTGAGCGCGTTTTTTAAACTGTTTGGCGATCTCACTCGCTCAACGTCTGCCTCTGCCGCCTCAATGCCCATTTCATAAGCCTTTTGCACCACTTCATAAACGGCATGGGGAGTAAAAACCCCTAATTCCCCCATGATCCGGCGCAACTCACGGTCTAATTGGGCCGCAATCTCGATCTGCCGCTCCGGGTATCTCATCCCCTGTTGGATCGCCTTTTTCAGCAACGTTAAAAGCCGTAATTGCATATCAATATAAAGGTTACTGACGGCTTCATAAAGCCGCTGCTCGTCATAACCACTAATAGGCATTATTCGCTCACCATCTGCATTTCCGGCATGGTCTCGCTGAACGAAGCCAGCCCCAACACTTCGGGATCAGTGAGGGCCATGCCGTTTTCCTGTTTGATCCGTTCCACTTCCTCTTTGATTTGTGATTCGGACCATGTGGGATTCAACCACCGAACCGCCGTTTCAATGGAAAGCGCCTTGGCCTGTTGCAACTGGTTCACCACGGCAGAAAGCTGGCTCATGTCCGTTTCGATGCTATCCGAAAACTCAAGGTCTACCGTAGTAGTTAAGTCATAAGCGGCGCCCAAATGGGTATTGGCAATGGTTCGCATGATATGGATCATGTCCACAATCGCCTTTTTTGCTAGACGTTTCTTTTTAGCAGCCAGCATGAGAGACTTTCTTTCCCTCGCGCTGATCTCTGTTGCCGTCACCGCCGCCTGATCCCCCATTAGTCCAAAACTGGACGGGCTATATCCCGCAATCGTGATAATTTGCCGGATTAGGTTTATGGCCGTTTGCTCATGCTCCTGACACCTAATATTGAATTGCGTCGCGGTGAGGCTGTTCACATCAAACGCCGTGACACCCTGAAGCTTAACGTAAACCTCCCCGTCTACATCAAAAGCGCTGTTCCCCATTTCGTCAAAATCCATCATGGTTTCGGGAACATGGATTCGCGATTTTGCTAGTCGAATATCCCTTAACCAAGAACCATACACTTCATCCAATGCATCAAAGAGCGTTTCCAGCCCTGCGAAATCGCTCATTCCTAGTCCTAACCCGCGAAATTGGCGATTAGGCAACCGATTGGGAAGATAGCGACAGGCAACACCTTTCCAACCCGTATGGACTTGTGGTTGAATATAGGCCGTTTCTTCGTATTGAGTAAGCGGCACCTCTTGGCCCAACTGCGTAGATGTTCCAATATGGGCCGATGACAAGATATTCCCTTGGTGATCGTATTTTTCAATCAACCAAAGATATTGACCTGGTGTGATTTCTCTCACCCGTTTATAAAAAATCACGCTCATCAAAAGGCCATTCCGAAACACCGGAACCGCATTTTCTGGCGGCGTGACTGTAAGGATTGGATATTCGCTTAATTCCTTATCCCATATGGGTTTTAAGAAAACACCACCAAGCGCGGCGGCCATCTCAAACGCTTCTAACAACCGAGCGTTCACATCACATTGCTCAATCATATCAAGAAGTTTTTCTTGCTCCACCTGCAATAGTGGGTTGCTTTCCTCTTGCTTGGCCTCTTTGATGCACCATGTCGGCGGCTCTCCCATGATCAAATCACCCGACAATTGAGCCAAAGCCGCAGGTACAGGAACATGGATGGCCTTTTTATGATCCTTATTTGCTCTGGCCCAATACCAACCGGGATGGCCCGCATAAAACTCTCGAAGGAACAAAGGATCGCCGCTATACCATGCCGCGTGTTCCATCATCTTGTCATAGATGCGTTGCCAATCTAGCGGGCTTCCCCAATCTGTATAGGCGTTGTAAATATCATTAATAATCATGCTTATCCTCTCCGCATAAACAAATGCTTCATCGTATAGGCACAGTAGCGGACGGCGTCCAATGTGTGATCATGTTGCTTCACGGGCCGATCCTCGCCGCGCTCTTGGCTTCGTTCGTCCCATACATAAGCGTGAACTTCTTCAAGGAAGTGTCTACACCTCGACTGCACAAAAAAACGGTCTGTCTCCATGAGGGAGGCAACCGTTTCGATACCCGGAACGACGTCATTTTTTGCGGGGCCAATCTTCCGGCGTTCCGATGGTGGCAACTTGTTATAAAGCTCCATCAGAAACGCCTGAGCGCTTGGATCGATCAGGATAAATTCAATAGGCCATGAATGACGGGAATAGAACTTGATAAACTCCTTAACATACTGGCTCGGTGATTTCTTCAGCCCGTCCCGCCCACTATGGTAAAACTCATCAATGACATGGAAGCGGCCCATGCTATCCAGCCCACATAACATGAATGTGGTCGCGTTACTATTCCCATAATCCACCCCAATCCACGTCTTCACAATGTTCTGTGGCAACTCCTTCAACACATGGCGGCCCTCGTCGAACATCGAATAAATGACGCCTTCCGCAGTGACCCACTGACCCAAAATGTTCCGTTTATAGAACACACCGCTAAATTGCCGCTTTAACCGTTCCTTTACGGATTCGCTAAGGCTCAAGTTATCGTCCAGCAAGAAGTGAAGGCGAACCAACTTTCTTTCTTGGGCCTGATCAATAAAGTCAACTTTGAACCAATGCCTTGGCCCCTTGGGGTTGCAGTTAAAGAACAACTTGGCCCCCGGCACCGAACAACGGCCAATACACTGATCAACAAACGAGCGCGGCATGAGAGCCACTTCATCCAAGTAAACGCCCGCCGCCGTCAATCCTTGGACAGCATCTTGGGATTTCTCGTTTGATCCCCCAAACAGGTAATAAATGTTGCTCCCAATTTGGATATGCCGATCTTCTGCCGAACGGACATATTTATACTTGATCCCTTTGGCAGTCAAAATATCAAACATGGGCTTAAGGACGTTTCGGTTTAAAGCGCCCACCGAGCGGCCCGCAATGATAAACGCTTGACCCTCAAAACAGGCAAGTGACCACATCAAGAAACTATCAATCATGGCTATCGTTTTCCCGGCCCTAATGCTACCCTCCGCAATCACGCCATCATAATGAGCAAATGGGCTTTCCGGCATCCACCACATAAGCAGTTGCTTCTGCTTTTTGGAGAACGGTTTAAACTGGAATCCCTTATTCATCGTTGAACACGTCTTTCACTTCACCACGTAAAGCATCCAAGTAAATTTGCACATTGGGCGCTTCTGGTGCTTTGTTCTTTTGCTCCAGTTCTTGCCGCTTGAGTTCGATTTCTTGGCCCTTAAATTCAAGCTCTTTCTCCCGGTTGATCTTATCCCAAAGGGTGCCAATGACAATGGCGCTATCTCTCGCGTTAGTCTTCTGAATCAACTCAGGATTATACACGTGTTCGATGTAAGCATTAATCACTGACCAAGCTTTTTCTATATGCTCTTTCTTTTTTTGGTTTCTTAGTTCTTCGAATTGATCCGCCGGAGAATTCTTAACAACTTTATGAACCGTACTCACGGAAACATTAAACATTCGAGCGGTTTCACTGAGGTTTCCACAACTTGCATAATGAGCAATAATTGCTTCCCGCGTTTTTTCATCCAGTTTCTTTCCTCTACGGCCCACTACATCCACACCACCTCACCATAAACAAAGCGCCCTTTTCAGAGCGCCTTGTTAGTAATGTATACGATTCTATTCACTACTATCATATTACATCCTTTAACAAGGAAATTGTCGCCAAAATCATGTCAAAAAGCTGCCCTATATATTACTATCTATTCTTGTGGTTTTAATGGTCCTATTTCTTCATATTTTAACTCCAAAAAGTCTACAGTTTTCTTTTCTTTATCGTACATAGGAATAAGAGAAAATATAGGTTTGTAACTTTTGTTATCTTTATTAAGCGGCGCAACAATATAGAAATCTCCATATGTATCAATAATCACCTTACGAATTAACTGGTTGTTTTTGCTTTGTTTTTGTTCAATAACATAGAATTCTGTTTGGCTATACGCTTTAAAATAACCATGAAAAAAAGGGAGAATTGGCAAAGCAGAAATAATAATGATAGTAAATATATTGGACAGAAGGTTCTTCTTTTCATTAACTGCTATCATTTTATCTTCTTTTATACGATAGCTTTTTATTCTTTCAACTATAGATAGTCCTTTCTGATCTCTAGTCTTTTTCCAAAAATCATAGGGTATAACAACAAATGATAACAAAGGAAATAATAAAAACTGTATCAACACTTCAGTTGGAAGTTTTAATGGAATAATAGATAGAACAGAAAATATTAAGAAGTAAAGGGAAATTATAAAATATTTTATTTTACGCGGTTTTTTGTATAAATAATATAAGCCTATATAATAAAATGTAAATGCATAGACTAATCTTGAACTAGGCTTTAACAGCTTCAACAATGTGATATCAATATAAAAATCTGGTATTTTATAAGCTGTATATAATGCAAAATAATAAACATATGTCCATATGTACCAAATCACGATTAGACAACCAATAAATAATTCTACTGCTATAAGTTGATGCCACCAAGCAGTTCCCCACTCAGTTGATAATTTAACTGGATTGAACCCGTTAACTATTTGCTGTTTCCGTTGTCTTCTTCTACGGCGAGCGGTTGGATTTACAGGCATATGTTCCCCCACCTATCACAAATGATTATTCTTAATTTTATTATAAATAGGCACTCTAGGTTCATCAAACTACCCAGAGTGCCTTTCTATATTATCAAATAATATTTAAAGTAAGTGCCAGCTTTCTAAGTGCCTCATTTTTCAATCGATAATAAGTGCGTTTATTCCACTCCAATTTTATACATACCATATTATCTGTTGGCCTAGATAAATCAAAATACCTCATTTCAATTATCATTCTTTCTTCTGAATTTAATGCCTGCAAAGCCCTCTCAATCCTCATAATTTGTAATTTCTTATCAGCTAAACGAATAGCATATTTTTCGGTCATTGAATTATATTCACTATACAATGGGCTAGTTTTCTCTTGATACACAGGTATATATGAAGGGAGTTGTTCCTCTTCAATTGCTAACTTTAAAATAGGATAATCTCTTAGTATCCTTTCTACTTGCTTACGATATTCTGGTTTTCTCCAAGATTTTGGCGCTTGCTTCTCTACTACTCCCAATCTATTTCACTCCTATATCTAAATACTATCTCACACAACTCGTCATATAGCTTTATGTACTTTTGGTATTCTACCGGCTTGATCAAAGGGTTTGCCAAATACTCTGCCCCTTTGACGATCCGCTCCAAAAGCTGAAAATATTCCTGTTCTGTCATTCCCCATCAGTCCCTTGGTGGCAAATCAACAAATTGTTGGTATGGGCCATAAAAGCCGTATCTAAAGCGGTTGACACCAACGTCCCGCCCTTTGGCGATAATGGATTGAATCACCTTTGATCCGGGGGCATATCTTCCGGGATCAGTGTCATCAGGATTTTCCCAAAGGAACTCGACCACATCCGCGTCTTGTTCAATATCCCCACTCTCGCGCAAATGCTCAAGCGATGGCTCAATAGCCTTTTTCCCTTCCCGGTTCATTTGGGCCAACAAAATAAACACGCAATCCAACTCCATCGCCAATCGTTTGGCCGCTTGGGTGACTTGTCTAGCCCATGAAATTTTCCATTGCTTGATCCATGTGGGTAATCAATTAAGTATGCCTGTTGCATTTATCAATCTGCAAGAAAATCAAGCTCGCGCCGGGGCTGCTCATTTATTAATGCCTCTTTGGATGATTTCCGAACTCGATTTCAATATGGATAGTATGGATCGCATACAACTAGCCCATTTATTAGCTAGTACATTTAACGTGTCTATATCTTTCGCAAATGAACGTATAAAATTAATCGATAGAAGGATAAAGGAGTTGTATATAAATAGGGATTACATGAAATTAAGAAGACTTATTCACTTATAGGCCGGAGGTTTAGTCAATGGGGAAAAGAGAGGTTGCAATTGTAGGTAAGGGATTTACCAAAGATTTTTTTGATGTAGATGCATTTGATTGCGATTTACACAAATATCCAATGCTCTGTGTAGATAAAAGCCATAGTGCCATTATAGCGTTTGAATTAGCTGATATGGGATTATCCCAAATGGGCCTTAAACCGGGTGACTATTTACTATTTAGCGATTTCTGCACAGACTCTGTTCACAACAAGATCATTCTTGTTCGTATGGAGGATAGATATATCATCCGATTAGCAAAAGCAATTTCGCCAGATACTTCAATTGTCGGCACACCGGGGGATATTTACCCATCAATGGTTCTACCATCAGAAAACATCAGGATCATCGGTGTCATGTCAGGTTTCATTAAGCCGCATGACAACTTAGAAATACTTCCGGGAGGGGATTTATAAATGAAAGGTCATATTGCCAAAAAAACCACTAAAAAAGGAACCGTCAGATATTATCCTGTTATTGAAGCGAAGGACGAAAAAGGGGAGAGAAAACGAAAATGGCTCAAAGGATTCAAAACCAAAAAAGAAGCCCAAAAACATCTTAATGAAATACTACATAAAATGGAAATCGGCACCTTTGTAGAACCTTCAAAGGTTACATTAGGGGATTTTTTAGGGCGCTGGTTAAATGATTATGCCAAAGTAAACACCGCTCCACGAACTTATCAAGGATATGAATATATTATTACTCAGCATATCATTCCACAAATCGGCCAGATAAAAATGGATCAGCTAAAGCCGTTACATATACAAGGCTACTACACGAATCGACTAACAGAAGGCCGAATGGACGGAAAAGGTGGGCTATCTAATCGTTCTGTACTTCATCATCACCGTGTTCTAAATGAAGCACTTAACCATGCAGTCAAATGGCAGTTGCTTCCTATCAATCCCGTCAATGCAATCACGCCACCCAAACCACAAAAGAAAAAAATCACGGTGTTAACAAAAGAACAGGTCATTTCCCTGCTTCAAGGAACAAAAGGATACAAATATTATTATCCAATCTATCTAGCCGTTAATACAGGGATGCGTAGAGGGGAAATATTAGGACTTCGGTGGGAAGATATCGATTTCAGCAACCATACTATCAGCATCAATCAAACCCTGCAAAAACTGAAGGGAATAGGATTACAGTTTAGAGACACAACCAAAACAGATGGTAGTAGAAGATCCATTGCAATATCGGAATCTGTAGTCGAAACATTAAAGAGATTGAAAACAGTTCAGGCAAAAAACAAACTTCGATTCGGGCCTACCTATCAAGATCATGACTTAGTTTTTTGCAACAAAGATGGCTCACCTTTTGATCCTGACAATGTTTCACGGGAATTTTGCCGTTATATAAAAAGACTAGAAATCCCTCACGTCCGTTTCCATGATCTTCGCCATACTCACGCTACATTACTATTACAGCAAGGTGAACATCCAAAAGTCGTATCTGAACGGCTAGGCCATTCAACCATTGCCATTACAATGGACATTTATTCTTCTCACGTCATGCCCAATATGCAAAAAGAAGCCGCCAAAAAATTTGACGACTTTCTGTTTGGTAACTGA